CCAGTGCGTCCAGCCGCGCCTCAATAGAAGCCAGCCGCTGTTCAGTTGCAGCACCAACAAACGACATAAGTTCAGGATAGCGAATACCTTTACGGGTCTTCTCTACTGCACCTTCAGGCGCTTCCTCTTGTGTGTCGTGTGTGTGCGTTACCGTGCGTTCAGGCTGCGCTTCAGTTACAACATTGCCTTCCTCGTCCAGAACCTCGTCAACTGCAGGAATAACCTCAGTGCTTTCCCACCAAGTGCTGCTAATGAAGAACGCATAGTCACCAGCATTCAAGCCAGCAGCAGTCATTGCAGCCTCAACCTCTTGGGCAATTACGCCAGTGTGGGTTCTGGCTGCGTCACCCTTTTCAGCTACTGCGTCATTCCACTTAAAGGTCTTGAACAGCTTGCTGATGGCCTTAGCTGCATCCATTTCTGCTGCTGTAAGTTCAGCGATCTGCTGCTTTTCGTTGCGGTCAGATGTTTGGATTGTGGCGTTGGTGGCGTAGATGTCATCCCAGCGTGATGTTAATTTCCCTAAATCCCTCTGGTTATCGCTGTCATTACCACTTGCGTCGCATGGATTTACACCACCATTATAAAAACGTAACCCACCAGTGCCAGTGTCATTGCTTATATACAGCTTACCACTATTAGCCCCAATACTCCCCACACTAGTGCCGTCTTTGCGGAACTGCGCAATGTCACCGTCTGAGGAGGTTCTGTTTAGCGTCAATGGCTGACCGCCAGAACGTGTCCCCATAACTGCGCCATCAGGACGAAGTTGTGTGCCTACTATAGTAATATCATCAGCAGTCTTACCCACCAGCAAGTTACCGCTGCTGTCGATGCGCATGGCTTCTGAGCCATTAACAGTAAACTCCATGTGGTTATCACTATGGAAATACTGCAACATGCCAACATTTGAACTGTCTGCGTCAGCAAAGTTAATCTGGGAACTTCCTGCCGTATCTGTGCTAGTAAGAATTAACTGGGCTAGGTCACCGCCAGAGGTAACGCCAATTTGTGCATTACCTGATGTTGTTCGTGCATCAATCAAATAAGCAGGCGAACTCGTCCCAATGCCAACATTCGACCCGTCAACGGTAACTACATCACCAAGGTCAGCAATCTCTCTTGCCTTACTCATTGGTCGTTCCTCCCAGTCGCATTACAAATGCTCATCATTACGCACCCCCAATGGTCTGTGCATCAAGATGCGCTTGGTATGCAGCCTTCACCTCGTCAGTGTGAACTACAGCGGCAAGTGCTTGCACCTCGGCAGTTTCACCTGACACATCATCCAGCGGGCCTACCACACGGCGGTGGAAGCTGCGGGAAATCTCTACGCCATCGTCTAGAATGACTGTGGCCTGCCGGATTTGCAGGTGTTTGAACGGCCCGGTAATTTCTACCTTGTCGTCGATGATTTGCTTTTCGAGTGCCATGTTTACCTCCTATGGCTGGACTGTCCACGCACTAGGCGCATTAAGATTCAAGTGTTGTTACACTTTATATGTTACTTGTGCATAGATGTCGGCAGAACCATTTGTGATTTCACTGACAAGTGCATTTCCGTTATCTGGCGTTTTAAATTGAGCAAAAGTATTGCCGCCGATAATTTGAGTTATTAAACCAGTAGTGCCTGTCCAAGTGTTAATAATTGCCGAGCCGCCATAACGAACAATACCTGAAGCAGTATACGGTAAACCATAGACACGAATTGCGTCACCAGCAGTTAAACCGCCTTTATTTATATCAATAACTCTCATAAATGCGGTAACAATATCGCCCGTTTTTGTATATAAGCCTATTGCTGATGATGTAGATGCAGAGTTACCAGAGTTATCTTGAACATCAGGCGTCCACGTCCCCTCTTCATAGTCGTCCAGCAGATTATCCGAAGTGGTGCCGCCGAGGTAGACCCCGCCACTCGCAACAATCTGATTGGAACCAGAGGGGCTTGTCGTAGTCCCCACCAGCACGTTACCGCTGCTGTCGATGCGCATGCGTTCGGTGGCGGCAGTCTCAAAGGCCAAATTATCTACGGCACGAAGTTCAAGCTGGTCACCAACCGTGTTCAGTCCGTGTTCAGCTACACTCCCGCCAGTAGTAGAGTTATCAATCAGGGTGATCGTAGCCCCTGCGTCATTGCTCTCAAACAAACCAGCAAGGTTTGCCAAATTAGAGTTTACATGAAGTACTGCGGCGGGCGAACTCGTCCCAATGCCTACATTATCGCTGCTATCCACATGAAGCACATTTGAACCACCATTGCGAAACCCAACGGTGTTTGTGTCTGCATCAAAGAATACATTACCGCTTCTTGCGGTCCCTCCCGTGTCATTGGCAGTAAGACGAATACGGGTAGGCGTGCCATTCGTTGACGTAGTTACATCAAGAGTATCAGATGGGCTGCTTGTGCCAACCCCAACACGATTATTCGTGCTGTCCACATACAGAGTGTCAGTATCGACAGAGAAGTCGCCAGTGAAGTTCTGGCTGTTAGCCTCAAAGGTAGTGAAGGCTACCATCTCAAGGGTATCATTAAGAGCAGCAGCAGAAGTCAACACAATGTCACTGCCGTTGGTTGCAGTGTAGTCGGTACCATCGATCAGCTTAACACCGTTGAGATACACCGAGACAAAGTTAGGGGTGTACCCAAGGGTAGCAAAAGAAGTTTGGCCAGCAGTCGCAGTGAATGTCTGACGGGTTTGGGTAGCCTGAGGCGTCGGTATGTTTCCGATATATCCGCTCATTACATTGCTCCAATAATGAACGCTAGAAGTTCACTGTAGCGAACACCCATGCGTGATTTCTCTTCGCCAGTTTCTTCGTCAGTCCAAGTAGAGTGAATGAACATGGCGTAGTCACCAGCATCCAGTCCTTCAGCTTCAAAAGCAGCCTGCAAGTCCTGTGCGATGATACCAAAGTGAATACGGGCGTCGTCACCCTTTTCCTCTACGGCAGACTTCCAGCGGAACTTACGCAGCAGACCTTTGGCGGCTACGGCTACACGTTGCTCTGCGTCAGACAGAACGTCGATGTCCTGCTTTTCGTTAGCGTCAGAGGTTTGGATGGTACCGTTGGTAGCGTAAACGTCATCCCAGCGAACGGTCGCTGTACCAAGATCTCTGGTATTATCTGAAGATGCCCCAGAACTGTCTGTTGCAACGAACTGTCCACCACCTGCAATCCCTACACCAGAAATCGAACCCCTAACCATGTAAATATTGCCACTGTAAGTCCCAATACTCCCCACAGTGGTGCCGTCTTTGTAAAAGCCAATCAGCTCACCATCGTCGGTTAGCCTACGAACTTGCATCGGGACGTCCCCATCACGGGTAATAACCGCATAACCATCTGAACGCATTTCTGCGCCAGCCGAAAGGCCACTAGAACTCGTCTTGCCCACCAGCAAGTTACCGCTGCTGTCGATGCGCATGGCTTCACTGTTTGACGACTTGAACGCCAAAATAGAACTGCCAGCTTGGTTGCCAATAGTGGTTACATTGCTTGATGTCTCAACAATAAAGTTTGCCGAAACACCATCACGAAACTCAGCAAGCGTCCCCGGAGAGCCAACCACGTCAAGAGGTGCAGAGGGGCTGCTTGTGCCAATGCCTACGTTACCATCGCCTCGCACCATAAATCTAGTAGTGCCACCAGATTGAGCATCAAAAACAGTTGTTCCTGAGCCGACACCTGCTGTGTTCAGCCTTAGAACGTCAGAGGCTGTTCCGTTTGTGTTGTTAAAATAAACAAGATCTGTGCTGGCTTTGCTGGCTTCAACATGCAAGGTTTGGCTAGGAGAACTCGTCCCAATCCCCAACGACTCAGCACTCGCATCCCAGAAGAAATTAGGCGTGGTACCTGTGTCCTCGTAGAAGCTGATGTCGCCGTTGGAGGCTACTCTAAGTCTTTCCACTGAGTTTGTATCAAGCGTGAAAGTTCCTGCCGCCTCCAAAACTAAAGAGCCAGTTGTAGATGCTACGGTATTTCCATTCACACTAATATTATCAACAGTCAGCGCGTCGCTGGTGATAGTGCCAACAGTCAGATCGCCAGTAATGCTTGCGTTGCCAGTTACATTCGCAGCAGTGGTGCTGAGAAGAACTGCTTTAGAACCAAGATATCCAGCCATTAGCTCTGCTCCAGAACTGAAATGATAACGTCTGCACTTGCAGCAGTATCACTTGTCACGACGACAGTATCAGTGGTCTCCAAGATGATTTTACCGTCAAGCACCGACAGTGACGAACCAGCAGGGATAGCTGCACCCTTCACGAGGTAAGCACCCGCACACTGTACGTCGATGGTGATTTGAGAAGCCTCTACGTTAGCTACCGTCATGCCAATCATAACTGCAGTAGTAGAAGCTGGAACAGTGTAAGACGTGCTAGGCGATGTACCCACACCAGTGTCTACGTAGTTTTTAAAGACGTTTGCCATTGTAGCAATCCTTTATCCAAGTGCGATGGCCAACGCCAGCGCAGTGCCAGCCTGGTCTACATCAAGATTTGTTCGTGCTGCGGCAGCGGTCGAAGCGCCAGTGCCGCCAAGGGAAACAGGTAGGTCGGACGTCGACGTAATCTGATCAAGTTCCATCGTTGCAGAAGTGTTGACCGTCAGGGTTGTGACAGTGGCTGCAGCAGCAGAGGCGCCCCCAATCACAGTCCCGTCAATTGTACCGCCGTTGATGTCAACTGTGGTGACAGAACCAAGATCTGACCATGTTCCAGTCAGCGAGCCCCCACCTGTTGCGTTGAGCGTGGTAAACGTACCAGCCGCGGCGGTTGTCGCACCAATAGTCGTGTTATCGATTGTACCAGCATTGATGTCGGCAGTGGTGGCGACTAACGCACTGGTAGTAACTGCAGCAGGGGTTGTACCGCCAATAGTCGTACCGTCAATTGTACCGCCGTTAATGTCGGCAGTGGTGAGTACCGAAGATGCAAGAGTAACGACGCCAGTAACATCAGCAATGCTGCCAGCAGATGTACCATCCTTGGCCTTGATGTTGGTCACTTCAATATTGGTGGTGTCAACCGTTGTGGCATTCACAGTCGTGATATTACCAGTGGTTGCTGTAGCCGTGGTAAAAGTACCAGCCGCGGCAGACGTCCCACCAATAGTGGTGCCGTCAATGGTGCCTGCGTTGATGTCAGCAGTCGTAGCGACAAGGGCAGTGGTGGTGACTGCAGCTGGTACAGAACCACCAATGGTAGTTCCATCAATCGTACCACCGTTAATGTCGGCAGTCGTAGCTGTCAGACTAGAGATTGTCACAGCGTTCGGCAGACCAATGGTAATGGTCTGACCGGATGCCGATGTTTCAATCTCATTTGTAGTACCGGCAACGGTGAACGTTTGACTGTCTAGATCAACGGCGCCTGTGCCTGTGTCACCAGCAAAGTCCAGATCCTGGGCCGTGACGTTGTCATCAACGTACTGCTTAATAGACTCCGATGTCGCCAGCGTTGTCGCTGATGCGGTAGCCATTGTGTCATCGTCAATAATGCCGTTGATAGTCGTTGTCGCGTTAATCGTCAGGTTGGTCGAAGCCGAAAGAGTAGTGAACGACCCCGCGGCAGCAGTGCCACCACCAATAACAGAACCGTCAATCGTACCGCCGTTAATGTCCGCTGTAGTCAATACGGCAGACGAAATGGTCATAACACCCGTTACATCTGCGATGGAAACCGAAGCCGTTCCATCCTTAGCTTTAATGTTTGTAACTTCTAAGTTGGTGAGATCTGCGGTAGTCGTCGCAATCGTCGACGGAAGGCTGATCGTAAGAGTCTGCCCAGATGCCGTGGTGTCAATCTGGTTGAACGTGCCAATAATGCTGAACGTCTGACTATCAAGGTCTACAGCACCAGTGCCCGTATCTGCGTCGAAATCCAAGTCTTGGGCAGTTACCTGCGAGTCAACATAGGCCTTGATCGACTGCTGCGTGGCCAGTGCAGTTGCGCTGTCCGACGCCATGTTGTCTTCATCAAGGATCGCAGTTACAGACACGCTGCCTAAACGCAGGCTGTCGAAGTAAGCGTTGTTGAAGACGTTGGCAGCTACCGCGCCCGAACCACCACCATCAAAGTAGACAACTGCAGTTGTTCCAGCAGGAACCTCATAGTCGTTAGACGCACTGTACGTGCCCTGAAACAGGATAATGCTGCGCGAACCAGACAGGTCGTTGCGGACATACACGATCTTTTCGGCGTCGTTAGGTGTCAGCTGTACGTAAGCAGTCGCACCCAAGTCCCCACCGTCATCAAAAATAATCATGCGGTTGCGGCCGTTCGAAGCCGTACCGTCGCTGATAGGCAAAGCGTTAGGAGAACCAGATGTACCAGCCGAAGCCAGCGTTACAGTAACCTGACCGTCAAGAGCGGTGTCGATCAAGTTAAAGTTGGTGTTCGTGGTGTCGCCCCACGTACCGGACTGTTCCCCGGTCCCGATTAGTTCGATGCCGTTGTTTAACGTATACGTACTAGGCATGGATTAAACCTTTATGCTGCTATGCGGGTCCGCACCGGCGATTGCAAAGAAACATCTAAGGACCAGCCGGGGGATTGCGTTGGTGTTTCCGGATTGTAACTCGGATCTTCGTTTGAAACAATCCTACGCAATGCGGACAATCGCGTTAGAAGCATCGTCGGTGGGAAAGACCACAATGAAGTCTCCAGCCGTAGATGTTTTATCTACGCCAAAATCTAAGACTGCAACAGCCGGGTTGCCCGCCGCTGATGAGTTGTAGATCAACGCACCTCGGGCCGTGATCGTTGCAGCCGACCAAGTCACATCCGAAAAATCAAGATAGCCAGTAGTGCCGCTCGAGGTGGGTTCTACGTTGGTCAATGCCGCGCCACCCGCAGTGTAACCCGTTCCGCTCACCTCGTTGGTAGCCGAGTACGCAGTAGTAGAAGCATCCAGAGTTGCCGAGCTGGTGTACAGAGCAATCTTAAATGTGTCACCGCCAGAAGCTGAAAAGTTGTGAACACCCTTCAAGAGTTCAACCTTGAAGGATGTACAAAGAAAGTTCCCAGTAAAAGCCATGATGGTAGCTCCTTATGTTCGTTGCTTGCGGAGCTGCCCGTAACGGTATTCGTCCATCGTTTCTTGGGCCTCGCCCAGGTTTTTCAAGCGCGAGAGAGCTTCCATGAAACGCTGGCTGTAAAGCCCCAGCAAATTTTGTTCGCCCTTCATAAAGGTGTATGCCTCTACAAGTGACCCGTAAAGTAGAGTGATCTCGGCATTCTCAGACAGCCAGCTCGTACCGCTGTCGCTGCCTGCCGTCAGACTTGCAGGCCTGTACAAATAGTGAATATCAACCGTGTAGTTGGCATCAGGTGTTGGAGCGATGATGAACGTATCCACATCGTACTGGGCATAATACTTAGGCTGTCCTGTGGTTGTAGAATCCGGAGTGTAACTCTGGAGGAAATCCAGATCCTTGAACAACAAGAACTCCTTGCTGCCACTCACGTCAATTGACAACGAAAACGGCGCCAGGAAATCAGCAGGAGCTGTCAAAAACTCGTCGCCGCTCGTCATGCTGAGAGACTGGTTTTTCTGGAACAGATTAAGCTGCACATTCTTCATTATCCGTTCTTCCGCTAGGCGGATGAACAAAGGGATGTTGTTGACGAAAGTGCTCTCGTCGTTCTCCGTGTAATCCTGAATGGCCTGCTTCAGTTCGCCGTAGGTCATCGTCATGTCGTCACCGTAACTTGTCCGACCTTACCTATAGCACGAATCAAGGTTGCATTGGGAGTTTCAACCGTAATCCGATCCACATAAACCTTCAGGCTTTCTGCTTGGTCCGGACGGGGATCTTTTAGAGCCTGTGGGTCTGGGCCCGCTTTTGGTGGATACAGTTGAGGATGCTTTTCTTCGTATTCGTCTGGACCAACTAACGCACCAGTCCATTCCTTCTTCATGTCGCGAAGACGGTATCGGAAACCAGACCGATCAGAAATACCCCATGCGTTTTTACCAGATGCGAATGACATCAGACCCTCAGATAACGAACACTAGGCTGCAGCTTTAGAGGAACGCGGGCTTCATCCTCATCAGCCGCGCGCTTAAACTCTTCTTCGTAAATCGACTTCATCATCTGCACGCGATCAGGAGCGCGCTTGATGGCAAGGTAGTAGGCAAGTCCAGAAACCATGCAGGGATAAAAACGGAAAGGAATACCCGTAGTGTTAATCAGAGTGCCTGCGTCCTCGATCCGGCGCACATAGTAGTACACCAGCTGATCAGTGGAGTTTTCCGGTGTCTGCCAGAGATTGATAACAGGCGCAATCTGACGGTCGTAGTAAAACTGCGATGGACGGCCCTGGTCTGTCTTGTTAGGGAAGTTCAGATAATCCGCGCGGCTGATGCGCTCCATCTCATAGTCCGTGCCGTCACGGCGCAAGACCATGTCCAGGATATCTACAACATCTTCCGCAAGCGTGTATTGAGACGTGCCTTGCGTCACGGTCGTCGTACCTTGGGCCACGGTCCACATATTCAAGCCGCGGTTGGCCCATTCGGCAAACATCAGGTTTAACGAGCGACGAGCCGTCTTGGCGTCATAGCCCGTCCGCACCTCTTGACCGATGCGCTCAAAAGCCTCTTCAATCGCTTCCGCGACGTCGAGGTTGAAGTCTCGTGTACCTGACGTTGTCATTTTTTCTTCGCCGTTTTGGCCGACTGTTTGAACGCCTTAGCTGTAGGCGCACCCTTAGAGCCGGGCTTCCTCATCTTCTCGCCAGAGCCAGCAGCAATCCGCTTTCTCTTGGCGTGAATGTTGGCATAGAGTCCGGGTTTCTTAGCCATTACGACATCTTACAGGGCTTAGGACCTTTGCCAGGCATCACAGCGCCGCCGTTCTTGTAGCCCTTAACCATGCCGCCTTTTTTGTAGCCAGCTTTTACTTTGCCGCCCATCTTCATACCTTTGGATTTGCAACCAGCCATCGGAACCTCCGTTATTTGTTTGGCCATATTACCACGCATCATTGTCATTGTCTTTACCACAAAGCTTTCGTTGCGAAGAAGGCCGTAATCGCGAGAAGAGTCAGCGCGATCTGTGCGTAAAAGGCCATCGTACCATGATACAGCCGGTTCTCGACTTTCTCGATGGCATTGGCCAACCGCAACATGTCCTTCTCCATATGAGAAAGATGATTATTCTCAAGACGATCCAGAACGGCCTCAATCTTTACAAGGCGCTTGTCGATGTCATGTACATCTTTCTCAATGTCATTCATTGTGTCACCACATCTTGCACGACCAATACTTGGCCGACATCTTATCCAATTTTCCCTTATCACAACCATGACGCGCACGAAACGACTTGCGGCGTTTGGGGTTGTCCTTCTTGATCGTCATGTTGGCATCACCAAAACGAACAATCTTTTCTTTGCCCTTGTCGCAGGCCTTCACAACAAACTTCTTGCCACCCGAAACCTGACGCTTGGGCTTGTTGCAGGCCATCTTGCTCTTGTCTATCTTAGCCATTAGAGCGGGCCTCCGTTCTTGATCAGGATCATGTCATATGCTGCCGTGGCACGAGCGTTGTTTGAACGCACCGTCGCGCGGACATCGATGTCTGTTTTCTCCGGTAGAGCAAGGGGGCAAGCAAAGGTGTAGGTATATTGCGCACTTGCAAGCTCGAACGTATGCCCGACGACAAAACGGTCGCCAAGCACACGGTAATAAAAGAAGCCACTGGCATCCGCGCCTTCCTGCAAGGACATTGTTCCTTGGACCAGGTAAGCAGTGTAGCCTGCAGGTACAGTGTATGTTCCTTTGAAAGATTGACCCACACCTGCAATAATGCGGCCTACAGTTGTTGCACCTTTCAGCACATTGATCTGGCCTACATTTGCAGACGTACCGTTCATTCGAACGGTGTCTATGCGCTTGAAAACAGTGGAGGAGGTGTTGCCAGACGCGGCTGTCAGCGTGATTGTGGTGGAGACAGGATTGTAGTCTGCATCCAGCCCGTAAATTATCACATTCTTGTCCGCATCAGCGGCGTTTGCACGGCTTACCGTTACAGTGCCTGCGGTATCCCAAGCACTCCAAGGATAAATCGTGTCGTCGACATCCCACAGTGTACCAGTTTGGTTCTGTGACATTGCCGAAACACGGCCTTGACGAGAAAGGAAAGAGTGGCCAGGGATCTGACCCCTGGCCACTTGAAGTTCAAACGGCTCAGAAGTACCGACCTGCGTAATCGATCTGATGTCGTAGGTCGGCATCTGGCACCTCAGTTGTACATAGCAGTGAAGCTAGAGAACACAGTGGTTCCAGCTGTGTACGGAAGGTAGATCCCGCTGTCGTACATGATCCCCTCATCAGGGATGATGATGTCACGGTCGCTGCCTGCAGAAGCAACAGTTGCCAGCTGCAAATGAGCTGTGCCTGTTGCACTGCCGTCAGCGAACGACAACACACCTGCTGTGCCTGAGTGGATCAAGTAGATCCCGCGCAGACGCGCGCGACCAGCATAGATCACATCAATAGCATCGTTTGCCATACCAACAGTGATAGCGCCAGCGGTGTCGTCATCCACAGTCACCTGAGTGACTGTGCGGAAGTACAACGTACCAGTGGACGTGCCGGTGTCGGCGCCCGCAATCGTTTCCGTTTGCGCGTCACCGTTTACGTCGGTGCCTGTGATGGTGAAAGTACGACCATCGTCAGCACCTGCGCAGGCGATTGTGATGAATCGCGCTGCTGTGAACGTAGCAACACCACCAGATGCCAACGCGCCGTTGATGGTGAGATTTTGCTCACCACCACCAGCTGGAGTTTGCGACTGGCAGACTCCGTCCGCGTCGGCAGCAGTTGTGTCTGCTGCGATGTATTTGGCTTTTACGTCAGAGCCAGCCATATCTGACCTCCTTACTGGTCAGCGAAGGCAGGAGCGGTTGCGCCAGTAACGGAACCCCAAACGTACCAGTTGGTGCTGTCCTTCGCCATGATGTTGATGACAGCAGAGCCGGGAACGTTTACTTGCAGTTTGCTGTTGGAGTTGCCGTCAGCAAAAACCACCGAAGCTGCGCCATCGTCAGTGTCATTAAACGCGACGTTGCCAATGAAGAAGTTGGTGTCCGAACCTGCGTCTACGATGAAATCCGTCGCATCCGCTGCGGCACCGCCATAGACAAAGGTGAACATCGCCCCTGCTACAGGGCTTGGCAAGGTGTAGGTGTTGTCTTGAGTGCCATCCGGAACAACCAAAACACGCCCGCTGTGGGTAGCGTTGGTAAGAGTAACATCGCCGTCGGCCAGTGCTACTGGAGCCCCACCAACAGTCGAAATCTCAGTTACCGCACCAGTGGTTGCGCTTTTGGTGATTGTTTTGAACCCGTTCTCGGAGCGAACTGGTCCCGAAAAAGTCGTGTTAGCCATGGAGATCTCCTGTCGTGGCTAGTGTCAGCCGCACCATGCGACTGTCAGGGATGCCGAAATCATACAGGAGCTGTGCAGAAAAAGAAAGGGGCGATCCGAAGACCGCCCCAGTCGATAAGCCACAGGGAGGAGTAGTAGGCTTATGCTGCGCCAGGCGAACCGAACACCGCACGGGGGTCCGAGAAGCCAAAGCTGTAACGCTCACGAGCCTTGAAGCGCATGTTGCCGGTGTCGAAGTCGGCTTCCATGCCGGTCGACAGCGGGGTGCGCTCAAAGTGGATGAAGCCACGAGGCGCGTCAGTCTTCACAAACCAAGCATCAGGGTCGGTCAGGAAGTCATTGACGGTGTAACCATCGGGCAGCATGCCCATCGAACGGATCGCGTTAACGTCGTTGTCTGCAGTGCCGACACGCAGGTTCGAAACCATCAGACGCTCAGCAACAAACTGCAGCTGGCGAGGGATGATGAGTTTCATGCCGCGCAGGGCAACTTTCAGACCACGCTCGTCAACGAAGCCCGCGATGTTGATCAAGGCGTCTTCCAGCGAGGTTTCGTTCAGGTCAGCAGGAACGCTGGGCTCGTTGGCAAAAGTGCCACCGCTGGTCAGCGGGTGGTCAGTTGCACACAGAGCTTTGCCGTCGCCACCTGCAGTCGGACCTGCATCAAAGGCGTTGTTCAGCACGGCAGCAGCTTTAACCTGCTTGGTGTGAGCCATCGAACGAGCCAGCGCACGGGTGTAACGCGAACCCAAGCGGTCATAGAGGTTGTCCTCTACGGCTTCTTCGGTCAGCGAGAACGCCAGCGCAATCGTTTCGTGATTGTAGCGGGCGGTGTACGCTTCGTTGGCATCGTCAAAGTTGATCGCAGAACCTTCGGATTTGGTCGGTGCCGCGCCGAAGCCCGACAGCATAACCTCTTCCTCAAATGCACGATCCGACGACTCGGTGGTGTAGATTTCGGAGTGCTGGTTTTCGTACCGACCATACTCCATGCCGAAGAGGGCGTTAAGACCCGGCTCCAGCTCTTTCGCGAGTTGTGCGCGCGAGATAGCCATATTTCAGCCCTCCTTAAACGCCGGTCGTCGAAACAGTACCACCAGCAATCGCGCCATTGGGCGAGTTGAAGTGGTTGTTCAGACGAACGATTACAGGAATACCAGCAACGGTGAAATCCGAGTTTTCCGGATCTTCCTGAATGCCCATAATGCGCAGGTTCAGGGTGTTGGTGGTGGCGATGGTGTTGGTGTCCAGGTAACCGGTCGAAATGCCAGTGGTGGACGAACCAGCAGTTGCCCCGCCGAAGTTTGCGTTTGCGAAGATCGCAGCACGCAGCTCAGCTTCGGTATCCCACGAGGTGGTCACGTTGCCAGTGGCAATCACGAACAGTTGTGCGGGATCGTCATAGACGAATGCCTTGACGGGGAAGTTCGAGTCAGCACCCGTACCGGGCCAGTAGTTGGACCAGACGGTTTTACCGGTGGTCGAGGAAACGTATTCACAACCAGCGAACACACCCAACAGGCCTACTGTCGTATCGTTAGCTGCAATGATGTCAATGACACCTGCGGCCAGCGGGATGACAGGAGTACCCTGATAGATCGCGTTCGTATTGTCGTATGCAATACGATACTCGGTAGCACCGGTGCTGTTGGTGTTCTGACCCATCTTGCCGATGGGACGAAGACCGAATGCGCCATTGATATTGGCCATTTTTCAGCTCCTTTAGCTTTCAGTTTACTCGGCGGAACCACGTCCACCGAATGAGACACGACTTTGCCGACTTTGATGAATCGGCATTGAAGGATGAGATTCCTTCATCAGGTCCTGATCGACAGCCTGCATTTGTTCGCGGGTCCGGAGCCCGTAATACTCGGATCTTTCGTTAGCAGTTTCGACAGGTATACGGCACAGCATCAAGCCACCATTGCCAATTACCCCAGCATACTTGCCATCATCAATGACAGGTGCCTGGTAATCAGGATACTCATCAGCACGGACAGGTTCCCATCCTTCACGTAGCTTGGTAAAGACGTTCGTCTTATCTTCCTCGCCACGCATTGCGACTCGAATCCAACGATGCACATACCCATCAGGTGCGGGCGGAGCATCTAGGCGACTGGGCGGTGCCCAAGGTTTACGGCGCGTTTCTTTCTCGCGTGTTTGTGTTGCCCGTGGGGTGCGTGTGTTCTCAGCCATCAGATCAATCCTTTACGTACTTGGCATATTCTTCCAAAGGAACATTCAGCCGTTTCGCAATAGCGATCTGCGAAGGAGTTAGCTTCACGGTCCTGCGCCCCTGTTTTGTGCTGCGGGATGCTGAAGAGCCAGCGGGTGCGACCTGACTATTCCCCGAAGATTTCGACTTCTTGAACTTGTTCGGAAACTCCGAACGCATTCGACGGTCGATCTCACTATAGTATTCTTCGGTCTGTGGGTCAAAACCTTCTTCTTCGACCAGCTTCCGATGAATACCAAATGCTGCGTAGGTCATAACTTCGTCTTGACCAAACCATTCATTCTTTTCAGCCCAAGACTGAGCTTTAGGATCTACCTGTGGCTGATACTCCTGCTGCGGCTGCACATACTGCTGCTGCGGAATATACTGCGCCTGCTTCTGCTCAACCATCATGCGCTGTTCAGCGCGAGCCTTAGCAAGATTATAACGATCCTGATCAGATGTCGCACGCGCCAACGCTTGTTGGGCCTCGATCATCTTATCCGTGTCACCAGCCTCGTAGGCTTCCTTATAAGAGCGACGAGCAGAGTTGATCTGCGCCTCTAAACGAGCGCCGTACTCATTTAAGTACCCACTGTCGAGCTGCTTTAACCGCCCTTCAAGCTGCTGCTTCTCAATCAGAAGCTGCTGAGCTACACGAACCGCCTCCTGGCGATCCCGTTCTTCCTTACGGTACTTTTCCGTAAGGCGAGAAATACGTTTCTGTACGCCTTTACTATAACTCTCAAGTTCGCTGTCACCAGATTCGTCATCATCGGTGTCAGCAGAAAGCTTTTCCTCCGGCTCTTCCGTCTCTTGTACGATCTCAATTTCCTGATCGTCTTCGACGGCTTGTCTGGCTTCCTCTGCCATAACCTTCTCCTCAAACAGATTTAATGTCAGTCGGCTCAAGAACCGTGGCGATCACTTCATCATCATTGATGATGCGAACCTCGCCTCCGTCAATCTTGAATCGAGAGCCGGAATACCGGCCAATGCAAACCCAGTCCCCCTGCTTGCACCAAGGAGTACACTCCGATCCAAACTTAGCAGGATCTTGATACGCCAAAGGCCCAACACGAAGAACGTACGCCACAACCGTGGCTACCGTTTCTCGCTCCCGGACTTCGTCCGGAATGAACAAACCGCCCTTTGTTTGTACCGCCGTTTGATACGGCATAACCAAAACCCGCCAACCTGTAGGCTGCGGGAGACGGTCTAGTAGCGGTTTTTCTAAGAGGGATGGATCTAGTACGCGATCAGTCTGATCGACATACGCTTTGTCGAGAGAAGCTTCCGCGCTGTCCTCTTTCGAGGCTGCTGCCTTTGCAGCTTTCTCAGCGTTGATTTTCTGCGCGACGTGGTCAGGAAGATAAAGTGTCTTCGTCATAGTCCGCGTGATTCTCCAGCAGGGCTTTGATCTCGTCGGCTGCATAGGAGAGGCCCCGTAGCTCCCCAACCAACTTCTTGTATTCTTCCCAGCTGGGAAGACCGTCGGCAGCAAGTACTTCTTTTATGTCATCCTGCCGCCGACGCAACAACTTATACATGTGTGATGCGAAGTCTACAACATCCATTATAGGTATTCACCATGATCATCTTCTATTTCGGATGTGATTGGGCCACCCTCTGCCCACTTATCACATGTGTACTCCGATTCACACACAAATTTGAGAAGCTGGCAATACCCAAGATCACCGGACTCGTCGCCAATGCACTCAAGCATGTCTTCGGTCTGGTTATACGCCGCACAGTTACCGCAAACCTCGGTCAAACGGAAAGCACCGCTGTCCGCTGGATCTCGGTAGTCAGCAGTCTCTACTGCTTTCTGCTTGTTCTCAGCGTTGAGATCAGCATCCTGAGTAGGAAGAGGACAGCTCTTGCCTTCTTCGTTCTCTTCCATCTTATCAACGGGGGTCATCTCCCCGAACACAATCGTAATTGCGGGCATTAGAATACTCCCCTAAAGGTTTGAGGACGGGCGATGGGGCTGAATGACTCAATAACCCCACCCTCCGCTTTCTTCTGTTTTTTCGACTTGCCAGCCTTAGACAAGGCAATCGCAACCGCCTGCTTCTGCGGATAGCCTTCTTCGGTCAGCGTGCCGATGTTAGCCGAAATGGTCTTTTGCGATTTGCCTTTTTTGAGTGGCATCTTTTACCCCATCATATCCGCAATGGTGTAACCGCGTGCCGCCATTTCAGGCGTGATACCCCACTGTTGTGCTGTCAGACCGACTGTTGCACGACCCTGCGAGTCACGAACCTGCCTGCCCAATACGTCGTACCCATTACCCTCTTTATCGTATCGAATACCTTCAGCGTCGTACCCACCAAAACCAACGGCTTGTCCTGTGGGAAGACCTTGAATACCCATTGACGGGTGGTATTTGTTCATTGGGTCTGCAGCCGCAGCCGAAATGCGAGCGTTCTCAGCCGCCATTGCTTCAATTTCTGCGTTGGTAGGTTCACCTGCCACAGTGCCTTGATCCATGGTTGTATCCATGCCTGCACCCGTGCCCGCACCCATGCCTGCGTCCATGCCTGCATTTAAGTAAGCTTCCGTTGCAGGATCCATGTACATGCCTGGGTCACCATACATGCCATAAATATCTGCACTAGGGTCGTAACCCATAAGTGTATATTCAGCAGGATTGTATTGTTCTGGAGTGTACAAGTCCTGAACCAGGCTACCAATCCCTAACGATTGCGCGTTGTTATTCATCATTGCTGGCCACCTCTTTGCATTGCCATTGCCATTTGAGCAGCGATACGCTCACGGTTCACCATGTTGCGATCATCTGCAATATCCTCTTGAAGCTCCAAACGAGCAGCTTCGCCTGCCGCTTTTTGCTCCATCTTTGCCTGCTCCATGGCAAGCTTAGCCTGGTCCAACTGACCGTCCTGCATCACCTCCTGCTGCTTGAGCTGAAGTTCTGCATTGCGGATCTGAACCAGAGGGTCGGCCATTGGATCTGGCTGCGGCGGCATGATCTCTGGAAGCATCGTTTCCAACATCTGCTGCTGCAACAGGGCCGCATAATCAGCCGCATGCTTCGGATCTTGAAGCGCCGCCTGAGTCTGCTGGATTTGCTGCTGACCCTGTTGTGGGTCAACGGCCCCAGTTTGAATTGCCATTTGCATCTGCTGGATCATATCCTGCGTTTGCTGAAGCATCTGCTGACGAGCATACATGGCAATGTGCTCCATTATATGAGCCAGCAACGCCGTGACAGCGTGCGGAATGGCTTGCACAAACGGAAGCTTAAAGAACTGCACATGCGCCTTAATATGCGCCTCGTGGTTCTGGTCTTCAAAAGCCTGGAGAGGCGTACCAACTACAGCACGACCATTTTCCATGGCCGGGTCAACGGGCTCTGGCTGCGGAGGCGGAGGCAGAATCTCGTCAATATTCTGAACCTCAAGAGCCTGATACATACGACGATACGCAGTATGCAAGTTGTGCATCTGCGGATTGGTCTGAGCCAGCTTTAATTGCTCCTGGGCCAACGCCACACGTTGTGCCATCGAGAAAATGTTCGGATCGCTAACAGGAAGGATGTCTACGCGGCCATCAAAATCCTGCTGCTTTAGTTGCTGCCCGTCATTTGCCAACTCATACGGGTATGGGTCGGGCATGCTTTCGCCAATGATGCGAGCAAGAATCTTAAACTCTTGCTTCTGGCTGTAGTGCAGGCGCTTATGAATGGCGGACAAAACTTTCATGCCGCGTTCAAGCAACGCCACAGTTGTACCGACAGGTTGCTCTTGGCCCATGTTCTGAGCCTGCTGGTCAGCAACAGAAACAAAACGGCGCCCGCCATCGACCAATGCACCCAACAGTTGAGCTAGAGTTGCGGAAGGCTCTTTATACGGCAGAGGAATAATAGCGTCACGGATGTTGCCACCCGGTGCATCAATGTCACGGAACTCACCCGGCTGTAACGGCTCGTCGCTATTCGCAAGACGAATGCCGCGGGCCTTAAAGCCAGCAGGAAGGTTCGACAATGTACCGGCATCAATCAACTGACGCAGGATGCTGGTCGCCGCGCGACCCAAGCCACCAATCATGTGAGTCAGGCCAAAGCCATAGAAACCCAAACCCGGCAAGAATTTGTAATGCACAAAGTAAGGAATCGATTCCTTGTTGACGTCATCCTCACGATAGTTCCGGCGGATCGACAAAACCTCGTTGCTGCCCTCGTCAATCGTTACGATGTACGGCAGCTTGATCCCAGTGGGCTCACCATCCATGCCGACATCTTCGAAGCCGTCCAAGTCCAGCTCGACATGCATTTCCAGAATGGTGCGGACGTCATCCTTATATGAGGACCGCGACGTGCCCTGCAGCTCGTCCACCTTCTTGGATACGCTATCCTCGTCGTCGTCAGCACCAGAGGACAACTCTACATCACGATAGAACCCCGAAACTTGGAGCTTGCGGACTTCGTTGTCCGACATCTTCAAAACGTGGGTGATGCGAGGCGCGCTGCGCAAATCCGTAGCTGAATACGGAACAACAACGTCCTGCGCAGGAACAAACTTGGCTACAGGACGACCCTTGGTTGGGTCAAAGTAAATCTTCTTAAATGTCGAACCTGACAGAGGCAGGTAAAACAGCATCTGGTCCGTATCAGGATCATACTCTTCCATCCGATCAACGATCAGATAGTTCATGTAATCCTTAACGCGCTGGGCCTGCTCAATACGCTCCGGGGTGCTCAGACCAATGACATTGGTCTTCACCGGACCGCCAGCAGGCAAAAGCTCTTTGTAAGCCTGCGCCTGGAACTGAGTTACACTTTCCGCAACCAAAGGATGGGTTACGCCAGATGCACCCTCAAACGGAGTTGTTCGCTCCTCTGACTTGACGCCTAGAAGATCTAGACCCTTCGTGTATGTTTCTTCCCAGTCCTCACGAGAGGCGAGGTCGTCTTCATACGCGCCAACCAGATCAGATGCGATCTCACCAAGAGTATCTTCTTCTAGAAAATCGGCAAGATTCGAATCAAACGGAATTAACTCTTCTTGCGAAAAGCCATCCATGGGCATACCAGCCAAGGCTTCAATCAGCGCACCGCCGTCAGGTGTTTCGGTTACTTGAGCGCCGCCAGCAAAGTCCATCGGCATATCTACCGGAACTTCCACACCAGCCCCATCCATCGGACCGATGGGGCCTGCATCACGCTCTACCATGTTGCCAAACGGCTGCGGTGGTAGCGCCATCAATAATACTCCCGTTTACGAGGCGCCTGATCCGCGAAATCAAGCCGCTCTTCATCGTGTATAGTCACGAACCCGCCTTGGCGGAAACGCATCAATGCTAGGGTCATACTATCACAAAAGTCATCGTGATCGCCATTCGGAAATGAAGACACCTCTTCAATGACCTCTTCTGCAAATCTTTTGTCCTCAGGAGCCCATACCAAGCCCGCCTCAAACAAAGGTGACACCATATGCATTCTAGTTGTCTTATCTACACCACCTCCGCCTGCACGTCTACCTGGAGAAAAACCCAGGGCGGGAATACCCCGAGCGCGCAGCTCGTCAATCAGAGGTTTACCCGTAGCCTTGGCCTCAATAATGACCATGTCCGGTTCCCAGTACTGATGCTCTTCAAAGGCTACTTCTTTTAGCTCCGGAAAGCTCCATCGGCCCCTTTGCGCATCCAAAAGTATCAGGTGATCCTTGTCCCCCTCCTCGGGTTCAAAGACGCCCCACGTTGTAATGGCACTGTAGTCCGCCGTTTCCTTCTTCGAGAACGCAGTATCGTAGGCTTGAATGATGTACTTCAGCGGTGGGATCTTCTCTTTCTCCCACTTCCGCCACCACTCGCGGCGCACAATGGCCGAACCCGCACTCGTGGGCTGCTGCTGCCACTGAGCCGACCACTTACCAAGCGGAAGTGACGCCTTAATCGACAGAAGTGCGTCTTTTTCCCAAAACTCAGGCCATAGTGGTCTACCAGAAGGCAACAACGCCGGAAACTCTACAACTTCCCATTGATCAGCCATGGCATCCGACGTCTGATTTGCTAGCAAACGGCCCGTCAAATCCTTCTTACCCCAACGGGTCATAACCAAAATGATGGCGCCGCCAGGCTGAAGACGCTGTCGAGGACCAGAAGTGTACCACTCATAGGCGTGATCAAACGCCGTCTCGCTTAACGCGTCCTGTTCCGAGTGAGGGTCGTCAATGATGAACAAGTCAGCGCCGCGGCCAGTAACGGCAGCGCCGACACCAGCAGCAAAGTATTCGCCACCCCTGTTAGTGCCCCACTTACCGGCCCCTTTGTTATCCTCTTTAAGGACGGTGCCTGGGAAGACTTCCTTGTATGCCGGGTCATCAATCAAATCCCTAACCTTGCGACCAAATCGTACCGCCAGTTCCGTGTTATGTGTCGCTTGAATAATCTTGAGCTTCGGATTCCGGCCCAAAAACCAAGCAGGCATCAAAAATGAAGCAAACTCAGACTTCGAATGACGAGGCGGCATGTTGATAATCAAACGCTTCAACTCGCCACGCGCAACACGCTCCAGCTTTTCCGCAATAATCCGGTGATGCTCGCCCTCAATGAAGTTCTCATACACATGATGCGCAAAGGCCATAAAACTGTTCGTAGCCTTCTCGCGAATATCCAGCTTCTTCTTGGCTTCCGTAAGAGCCAGAATCTCCTTCAGTACCTCATCAGGTAAAGCATTAAGATTTGACATCCAACTCCACCTTGTAGTTCCCGCCGACAGGCTTAAAACCAAGGCGCTGCAAAAGCTGACCAGTGCGCTCCGCAGATACCCCGGTCGTTACACCCATGTACAACTCACTAGCACCCATGTCCGTGGCCCAAGATTTAAACTCCTTGAGCAAACGGATCGCGGCCCGTGAACCTCGGTACTCGGGTTCGATATACCAAACGTAGTCAGAGGCTAACTCTCCGGCACCAAAAAAATATGGGGCCATAGCTCCAGCAATCATACCAACAGGTTTGTCGCCGTCATATGCCAGCAAACCAAACCCGTTCGGGTTGTTGATAACCATGTGAATGATAGATTGAGCAGCTCTTTCGATGTCAAAAGGGATGACGCTATACGCGCCCTCCTGCTGCATGGCGATCCCTAAGGTCAAAATGTCCCGCAAACGCTCGATGGCGAATGTTTTGTATTCCATTATGCTAAGCTAGCGATCCCAAACCGCTGAAGAGCCCTAGTTCCAGCGCCCCCACGAGGACGATAAACACCTGGGCCAACTGATCTCGGGACCGACGGTCCTTTCGCTAGTTGTGACAGGTCTAAGTATTCTAGTGCATCCGACAAATAACCCATTGCGTCCCCACCCGCAACGTCCCTATTTGCCGCTTTCGATTGTTTCAACATCTCCGCATCCGCCGCAGCACGCTCTTCCGGCGTGGCGTATACGTCGCCAAACATCCCGTACAATTCTTCCGAAGCCGTAGGCTCCGCACCGCCCATAGTAGAGATACGAGGCGGAGCATAACCCCCAGAAAGCTCCTCAGAAGCCAGCAACTGATACCCTTCGGCAATCCGATCATAACCAGACTTGCTGTACTTAGGGTCCGTGCGCCGCCAACGAATGTAGTTGTCACCAAGAACGCGGCTCGCGGTCTCCGGATCTACGTCAGGGTTGGACAAAAACTCCTCAACCGTCTTGGCATACGAGGGGTTCTCCTCCATCTCCTGGCGAATGAAATCGGTCTGAGCCTGAAGAGCCTCGAAACTAGGCTGAATCGTACCCTTGTCCGTGATCAACCCACGCTCTTCCAAGTACTTCATAACCTTAGGAGCGCGAGACCCCTGCCAGCTAAGCATACCCACATTAGTCGCCTTGTTGTACGGATCCGAATGAGACCCAAACAACAACGATGGACGCAAACTGTTCTCGCGGTTAATCTCCGCCGTCAAAGCCCGAGACTGCGCATCCGAAAAACCAGAGTTCCGAAACGCAGTGTAGACATCCATAGCGATGTCATTACGACTTCTCTCAGCGAAGTTAACCATCAGTACGTGCCCTTGAAGCCCTTACCAGAAACCTGCTCAGATTTGCAGCCGCGGACCATGCCGCCCTTTGCAAACTTCTGAGGCATGTCTTCCATCTCACGCTCATAGGACCGACGACCACGCTCCACCGCAGCAGCATCGTCCTCAATATACTTAGGACGAGCCTTCGGGCGAACAGAACTCTTCGGCTCAATCGCATCAGGAATAGTAGCTTGATTTGCCGACATCTCATGCTCCGGCAAATATGGGCGATCTTCACGCATCTTAGGGCGTAGGGATTTTTTGGGAGCCATGTCTATCTCCAAGGTCCAAGGTTCAAGGAACTCTAACAGACTTCCATAAATTCCTCAATCGTTCTTCGCTGATTAGCCTCGTTGAACTCATTAGGCAAGATCCGAAACTTCGCAGTATCAAACGAACCCTCGCGCTTCATCAGCAGCAACTGACGGTCCAAGGCCACAAAACAATACCAGTCAACAACCGTCTTAGGAGTATGGTACGTGTACATCTCCTTCGTGTCGTTACCATAACGGACAGGCTTGCTGCTCGACTTGACTTGCACCGTGAGTATCGAACCTTGGACCTTGCACCAAAGGTCAGATCCCGCGCGGTCCACATGGTGTACCTCGACGCCATACGTCTCCAGGATGTACGCAGCCAGGAACTCGCCTGCCCGCCCTACACTCGTGCTTTTCGACACAACAAATTCCGCGCTTGGGTGTCTTTCGCGCAGACCGTAGCACAGTTTTTATGCGATTACTATGTCACAGCAATAGGTTACGGTAGAGCTCAATCGTCTCTTTCTCTTCCGCTAACTCTCCAGCATCGCGCTTGCGCTCAGCCAAAAGCCTCCGAAGAGCCTTAACGTTGTAACCCTTCGACTTAACAACAGTCAAAATGTCCTGGCGGTCACGCTGCAAATCCGCCATCTGCGCGTCCAACGACTCTAAATCCTGAACAAACTCCTGAAGCTCCTTCGCAGCCTCTTCAGTAGCCTTCAGGTTGTGCTTCTTGAAATCGTCGTCATCCTTAAATGGAATCACGGACATCTTATCCTCCCGTTCGTGTTCTAAAGAACTCGTTATATGCGTCTAAAAGCTCTAGCTCCTCGGGACTCGCTTCTCCGGCCTCGGCCTTGCGCTGCAAGGCAAGAACTTCGCCCATGTATAATTCCAGCATATTTGCATCTGAGTTCGTTGAGCTTGGCTTACCTAGATCAAACGACATGTATTCTTTGGTTTCAGGATCATAGTACGGAAGACCAGGACGGTTATCAAAGTCATCAGACCCAATAAAATCATCATACCTAAGATCGCGATACGCCTCTGACACCCCCACGGGAATACGGTCTTGTTTCGTCTCCAAAGGAATATGCCGGGTGGTGTCACGGTTGTCCTGACCAAGGCGGTGGATCTGTCGCTCCGTGGACAAATAACCACCCGTCGGGGCATCACGCATACGCGCAATATCGCCCATGCTCAGATACTGCGCAATAATGCCTTCAATTTTGTCGTTAGCCATAGGTCCAAGGTCCGAGGTTCAAGTCCCAAGAACCCTACCATGCATACAAAAATAATTCCACAGGCAACCAGAAAAAGCTCCTAGCACGAGCCCGGCCATAAACAGAATACTCAGGCAAATCCTCACGAACCAACATCACCAGGCTCCTCAATCTGAAAATTCAACATCGGAGGATACGTCACAATCTGCTCACCCTCCGGACAATCATACTTAATCTGAGCCAGCAATGTCGCAGTCCCAGGACGAACCTTGTGTACATCCATCTCATGCAAAAATACATAAAATCCAAACTTCTCAACCACACCACTCGCAGCTCCGCTAAATCGAGTCGCACTAGGTGTAGCAGGATAAACAATGTAGTCAGCATCCCTAATCTCCACAGCAAAACCAACCACCTCACAGTCATCCCGCAACTTGGTCCTCGCAGCTACAACCTTAAACCCACCGTCAGCTGGACCACCAACAATCTCAAACTGCTCCGGAGCCCACTCCAAAATAGGACGACTCCAGAACTCAAAACCCAACTTGCCGCTCAACGTAACTACACCGCTGAACACGCCAACAACCGCGGCCATAATGCCCGCGATAACCTTAATCTCATCCAACATTAAGCAGGCTCCCCAGAAATCCACTCTAAACAATGACCCCCGGATATCTTCGCACCATCAACCAACCGAGGTGCAAGGACCAAGGATCCAGCGTCGAGAGCCGCGTAGCACGACTCTAGGTCCTCGACCATCGGACCTGCGATGGTCTTACAACCTAGCTCAAGGCTACATATGAGGATCAACGGGACAAACATGCTACCGATCCTACCACAAAGACCCGAACGAAAATATCCCCGCGATTTTTGTAAGCGGAAAACATGTGGCGCATTTGCCTGATTAAGAGGGGGATGGGTAACTTGTGGTCTACTTGTGGCCCAACGTAATTAGGTCTGACATTTTTTATGATACTAATAATAAAGGTCGGCGCGCACGGAGGCGGGGGCGCAAAAAGGGGGGATGGGGGTCGCGCGGTGCGCGGCCCGCGGGCCTTGGTTGGCTGGAGTAACCCCGGCACCTACCCTTTAGTATAGGTCTGACCTATCCCTCTACCCCTTGTGGTCTGGTCACATACCGCTTGCATCTGACATGCATTTGCCCCTACTCTGTAGGAGTAGGGCGGCGATGGTCGCGGCCCTCTTAGCAGAAGGAAAGCCAACATGGCACAACAGATCACCAAACTACTGAACGCGTTCGTCGCAGCCGAGACCGAGGACGAGATCCAGCACGGTTCTCAGCTCGAGGTGGCCAAGGCGGAGCTCGAGGCCCTCGGTCGATTGAAGCGGTCGGTCGACAGCATGATCAAGGCCTACCGCGAGATGGCAATCGAGGACGGGATGGCCTACCACAAAGAGATCTGGACCGAGGAACACACGGTCAAGGGTCACTTCAAAAAGCGGTTCACTTGGGTGGACTAACACAACCGGCCGGGGGCAACCCCGGCCACCATCAACCAAAGAGGAATAAGACAATGCAGATCAAACCAATGGGCCTATTCAACACCCCCGAGGATTGGAAAGTAATTGAAGACTGGATCATGGCGCACGCGCCCGAGGACCGGATGCACCTGTGGACCGCAGCCGGGATGGCGTGGAACCTAGCGGCCAAGCTGACCGCGCCCGAGACCGAGGACGCATAAATACTTGTGGGGTGGTTGTGGCTGTGCTATGATCACCCCATGGCAACCCGCCATTTTAGGAGGAAATACAATGGCAAACCCTTTCGCAAAATCCCGCCCGACCATGAAGCCCTATGCAATTTACCAGGGCCCAGGTATCACCTGGCATGTGGTCAAGACATACAAGATGCCCAAGAGCGAGGCCAAAGATCCCTATGCCCGCTGGCTTGTGGCAGCAAAGAGCGACGCCACGTTCGGCTCGTTCGAGGGTGGCGATACATACAAGCGCGACGTCACGTCTTACGGGCGCCTGGTGGCAGCTGATCCAGAGTGGATCCAGGCCTATCGCCCTGGCTTTGATGGCCGCCTGCCCACGCCAGAGGAATACTTGGCCGACGCATGATGCACCGGTGTGGGGCCTGGCAACAGGCCCCCATCCCGTGCACCAGGCACGTTAACTAGAAAGGATACGCTATGACCTACTACATTACCTGGATTGTGGATGGCCCCGCAATACTTACCGCGATCAATGGCGAGATCGAGCTGACAATCGATCAGCTGATGGAAGCCGCCTTTGCGGTCGAGGATATCGAGCCCGGCTCAAACTATGAGATCTGCTCGATCATCCGCGCCGATAACGCCCATGAGGTTATATACTAACCAGCCCCGGCCCTGGCGCGCTTCACTGTGTGTGGGTTGCGCGCGCCAGGGCCTAAGTGCCTGGGCGCCGCGGCCCGAGACCCGCAGGGCGCAGGCCTCGCTTCGCTCGGAAAAATTTGTCAACCCGCAGGGCGTTGTTTTCTCAATAAAAAAGTTCTTGTGCTCTGGTTGTTGACGTGATACAAAACTCTTAGGGCAATACCGCCCTCTTAACCGAAGGAAACATCAGATGAAAAAATCCTATGTCCAAGAAAACACCCTCAAGGTCACCGTCACCATCGACCTGGGCGAGATCAACGACCTGATCAAAGAGCTCGAGCCGGTCGGCAGCGACGAAGGCAGCAACAACTGGAAAGCCCGCGACCTGGTGACGAACCTCAAAAAGATGCGCCGCGAGGCAGCGGAAGAGGCCAAGCGCGAGTTCGAGCGGATGGCCCAGGACTAACACCACCAGCCGGGGCCTCGTGCCCCGGCTTTTCGCGCACCCCACCTGCCAGGCCCTCGGGCCTGGCCCTTTTGTCCTCGGACCTCGGCCCTCTTATACATAGTATAAGAGCCAGCGCGCAGGGCGCGCAGGGCCGACGCGCAGGGCGCAGGGCATAACAGAAAAAACCACGGCGCGCAGGGCGCAGGGCATCGGCCCGCAGGGTTTTTTCTATTGTGCTTTGATTGTGGATCTGGCACAATATCCGCGGGCAATTCCGCCCTTTAACAGGAGTTAACATGCAACACGCCGTCATTTACAAGGGGCCGAGCCTATTGGATGGCCAGCCAATCGTTGTTATTGCAACTTATTCGAAGCGCAACACCAAAACCGGGCACGTCGTGCAAACCTACATCGTGCGGGAAGACATGAACCCGCTGGAAGCCAGCAAAACCGGGGCAGACTATTCTATCTGCGGCGACTGTGTCATGCGCGGCACCCCGACCGATGACCCCGCGCGCAAGCAAGCCAAGGGCCGCCGCTGCTACGTTAACTTAGGCCAGGGCGTTTTGATTGTGTGGCGCGCTTATCAGCGCGGCGTATACCAGGCGGGCAGCGCGCGTGACATGGGCCGCGGCCGATTTGTGCGCGTCGGCACATACGGTGACCCCGGCGCCGTTCCGTCGGCCGTGTGGGATGAACTGCTATCAGAGGCCAGCACCTGGACAGCATACAGCCATCAAAGCGGATGGCGCCCCGATATTGCCATGCAGAGCGCGGACAACTACGCCCAGGCGTGGGCCCATTGGCGCGCCGGGCGCCGCACGTTCCGCGTGGTGACCGGGCTTGACGAGATCGACACCGCCCACGAGGCGCTTTGCCCGGCATCAAAAGAGGCGGGGCGCCGCGTTCAATGCACCGCTTGCAAGCTGTGCAAGGGCGGCACCGCTGCAAAATCAATCGCAATCGTGGAGCATTAATCATGTGGAATCGCACCTATTACGCAGTAAAAACCCGGCACCCCGTAAAGGGGAGCCGTTGGGATGGGCAGCATTTGTTCCGTGTAAGCGCAGACGAGCGGCCGGAGGGCCGCTTGTACTACGCCGCGTCCGACAACTTCGGATGCGGCAAGACGCACCCCACGCCGGATGGCGCCATTGCGCTATTGGCACAGGACAACGGCGCAGAGGTCTTGAACATCTGCTATCAATACGAGGATGAAATCTAAGGACCGGGGGCCACGGCCCCCTTTTCTTTCGCCATTGCTGGCGCAATCACCGACCAAAACACCCAGCCCGCAGGGCGCAGGGCGCAGAGCATCGGCCCGCAGGGCGCAGAGCATCGGCCTGCAGGGCGCAGAGCACTAACCCCGACCCAAAACCCCAGCATAATGATCAAAAGACGCAGCCCGCAGAGCATCCCAAAGCTCACCGTGGCCCTTGAACATCGATCCTTGAACCTCGGACAGGGGTTTCTGCACCAAAGCAACCGCCTCTGACCCCGGAATCAAATGAATGTAGCCCGAAGAGAGGCTCTTTACCAAGAAAAACGAAAGGCCCCCGCGCGCCCAATATGCAGTGTGCCACGCGACCTGATGGGGAGATACTTTTGTGATCACATTTTTCTGGACCTTAATCTCAACCCAGAAGGGTAATCCTTTCCACAGCACATGCACATCGGGAATCCCACCACCAGCGCGGTTCTCAACCCTCGTCGTCAGTGCGTCCTTTGGTTTGTTTGCTCGAATTGAGTTCCAGAAGTTCGCTTCGGGCCCCTTGCTCATTTGGTGTGACGTCCTTCATTGGCTGGGCTTCGATCTGGAAGGCCTGCGGGTATTTCTCCTGCAGCGCAGCCAAGCGGGCAGTGATCTCATCCCGCGACATCTGATCGAGCGTGTTGATATTTTCGCGACGGTCGATTGTCAGACCGCCCAGCGCAGACCGGATCTTCTCTGCGTTGATGGCAGCGGAAAACTGCCCTGCCTCTTCGGCACCCCTAGAAAGCTTCGCAAGCCGCTCAAGCTGACCGATGGCTGTCACGCCATACCGACGCTGGCGCTCCTCACGCAGCTCCTGCACACGCTCTGCCACATGGGGGAAATCTTTGCCGTTCAAAAGTTTCTTGGCGTACTCACCAGCGGTGGCATGAGAGAACCCGGCGCGGCGGGCGCACTCGGTGTTCGAATAAATGCCCTCGGCCACAAGCTTTGCAAAAGTTTCCTGCCGGGTGGACATGCGGCCCTTGCGGGGATCTGGCTTTCCGTCTGACCGGATATACACACCGTCTGGGTAGTCGTCGTTCTGCACCCAAGTATCTTCGTTCTTATCCCAGTAGTCTGGTTCGTTCTTTCTATACGGCATCTCGTCCTCCAAGATGTTGATCGCCCACAACTTACAACAGGCAGGCCCATCCTTTCAAGATGAGTTCCCCTATAGATCTTTTTCTAGGGCAATTCCCTCAAACAAAAACGGAAAAGTCGCGCGCGGGCGGCCAGACAACTCGTTACAACTCGTTACAGCATCGTTACAGGTAAAACAAAATAAATGTAACCACTGATTCACCTTTGGAATCAACAACTTACACCTCAAAAATATCACTCGTTACACTCGTTACAGCATTTTCAAAATTCCAAATCAGTTAAACCAAAACCCCCAGATAGCGTAACCTATGTAACGACTGCTCTATAGGGAAACTCAAAACCACCCCCATAAACACCTGCAAACAAACAACTTTTTCAGCCAATCGCCCAGGATTTTGGTTACAAGACCATGTGACGACGGCGTGACGGACCCCGTAACGGTGTTACGAAAAGCACCGAGGTCCGAGGTTCGAGGCCCGATGTCAGGGGTACACCAACCCCCTAACATTTTATCTTGCCAACCCCCGCCATTGCGTGTAGCTTGTTCGTGGGCAACAACGCCCGTCAACCAAGGAGAAGACAGATGTATATGGTTTCGTACACCTTGAACCATGGCGGTAACAATCTTGAGGACATTTTTGTATTAATCGAGGATCAGGCTGCGGCTGATCACTACGTAAAGCATACGTTGCTTCCGCTGGACCACCTGCATTGCTGGGCTGTGTCGAAGGTGTTGTCGGCGTCTGAGCCGCATTGGGTAGAGGAGGCAGCATAATGGGACTGGACATGTATTTGATTGGCGACGAGTACCTCCCTTCTTGGGATGTGAACAATCGCCCAAAGCGTGATGGCTACGAGGTGACGAGCTATCGTCTGGACATGGGGTACTGGCGCAAGCATGCCCCTCTGCATTGCTACATCACCAACACCTACACCCCGGGCGTAGACGACTGTCACGAGATCCCTCTGGATGCCGAGCAGCTGCGCAACATTGCCGCGGCGCTTCGCAACAACGCGTTGCCTGATGACGACGACTGTCACGGTTTCTTCTTTGGGACACCTGAGATGTGGACCGAGGACCGAGTTGCGGGTGTGCGTGCCGAGCACGCTGCGGTTTTTGAGCGTGCTGCGGCTTGGTTGGACGAGGACCGCGACGACGTGTGGCGTTCTGTATTTTATCAGGCCAGTTGGTAGGTGGAACACATGACCGCCCCCATGCACAAGCACCGCCAGCGTTCCAAGCCCATCACATTGGGAGCGCGTCTGGCTGCATCGAAGAACGCGCGCAAGCGCAATGGCGACGTCGCTCCGGTGACGTTGTCGAAAGAACCATGGACCAAGAACCGAGAGGAGAAAACCAAGAATGCCAAATGAAGGACGAGGGCTGGGTGAGTACCAGAAGCGCCAGCGCAAGCCAGTGACGATCCGCGGCGTGACCTACGAGAGCCGCGCTGCTGCAGCTAGGGCGCTGGGTGTGAGCGAGCAGACGGTCAACCGCGCGGTGCGTCGTGGGACCGAGGACCAAGTAGCGATGCGGAAGGAGAAAGCTGATGGCAATTAAACTAACAGCAGACGAGGCGTGGACTGTGTATTGCGCGATGGATGACGCGCTGCGCAACCGCCGTAACGGCATGGGGTCGAAGCACGACATCCGGCTGACGGAAGATGAACACTTGAAGCTGCAAGGGCGCTACCTGAACGCTGCTTTGGTTCTGGAGCGTATTGAGGGAGGGAAATAGTTTTGGCGAAATGGGATCTGAGTAAACTACCCGAGGGGCGCAAGCCGCTGCCTGACGAGTGGTTTCGTGAGCGTGCGCAGATGCAGGAGCGGATCGCGGAACTGCAGGCCAAGCTGGCGTGGGCGGTGGGAGAACTGGAAGAGATGTTAATGCTTCAAAACAGTGAGGCAGCGTATGGCATCTTGAGG